CTTATAAATAGAGTGTATAAGGAGTGATGTAATGGCAATTCCAGCAACAAAAGCTACACTTAAATCATACTGTCTCAGGTCACTAGGTTTTGGTGTGATCGACATTAACGTGTCTGATGATCAGGTTGATGACCGTATTGATGAGGCACTTCAGTTTTTTGCTGAGTATCATTACGATGGAATTGAGCGTGTCTATCTAAAACACCAGATCACACAGGCAGATATTAATAGAGCTGCAACTAATAATACAACGACTGCAACTGATACCGTTGACGGTTCAGTAACAGCAAATTGGCTTGATGGAGCGGGATATATACCTACACCCGATGCAGTTATTTCAGTTGTACAAGTTTTCCCTTTTACAGATAGTTCTACGTCAAATATGTTTGATCTAAGGTATCAGCTGAGGTTGAATGACTTGTATGATTTTTCATCCACTTCTATTATGGAATATCAGATGACGCTTCAACATCTTGACTTTTTAGAACATGTTTTAGTTGGTGAGGTTCCAATTCGTTTTAGTCAACACCAACAGAGACTCTATCTAGATATGGATTGGAATAATGATATTAAAGTAGATGAATTTATTATCATAGAGTGTTACAGAAAACTTGACCCAACACAATTTACAGATATTTTTAATGACATGTATTTGAAAAGATACACATCTGCTCTTATCAAAAGACAATGGGGCGCAAATTTATCTAAGTTCAGTGGAGTAGAAATGCTTGGTGGAATTACTATGAATGGAGCCGATATTTATGAGCAAGCACAACAAGAAATAGAAAAGTTAGAAGAACAGATTCAATTGCATTTTGAATTACCAATTAACTACATGATAGGATAATTTAATGGCCGTTAATTCAGCATTCCACACAAATAATGTTGCTGCTCTTGCGACTGAACAAAACCTATACAAAAATTTGGTTGCTGAAGTAATTCAAATTTATGGGCACGATGTTCATTATCTTGACAGAACACTTGTTGCAGAAGATACCACTTTTGGTGAAGATACTCTTTCTAAATTTAGAAACTCTGCAAAAATAGAAATGTATGTTGAAAACTCTAGTGGTGGATATGCTGGTGAAAAAGAACTTATGACAAAGTTCGGGCTTCAAGACTTGAGTGAAATCACGTTTGTAGTTGCAAAACATAGATTCCAAGAATTAACAAAACAATTTACTATTGAGGACGCAACAGATACAGATTCGGGTGGTTCTATTTTATTGGAATCTGATACTATTGACATGTCAGGTGATGCAGTTACTTTTGAGGGGTCTGATTTTTACTTGTTATCAGAGACAGATGCTACAGGCGCAGACCGTCCACTAGAGGGAGATTTAGTTTTTCATCCTATTCTGGGAAAATTGTTTGAGGTTAATTTTGTTGTCCATGAGGAACCTTATTATCAATTAGATAACAATCCAGTTTATAAATTACAATGTCGTACATTCGATTACAGTTCGGAACGTTTGGATACTGGTATTTCAGCTATTGATGCAATTGAAGATGCGTTGTCTGTAGATACGTTAGTGTATCAAGTTACATTGGAACAGTCCTCTGCCGTTAATGAATCTGTTCGTATACACGATACGGCCACAACAAGGGGTCTGCTGAAGGATGAGACAGACAATGACAACATCATTGGTGAAGATGATTCAACTTCAGTCGGTGAGAGCTTGTTACTTGAAACTGGTGAGTGGTTGTTACAAGAAGACTATATAATAGGAGAAGGTAGTAGATTATCTACTGACGCTGATCCATCAGCGCAGAATGAATTGTTCGATAGGTTAGACGATACGATCCTTGATTTTAGTGAGAATAATCCATTTGGTGATGCAGGGAGTTTAGGTTAATGTTAGGCACACAATATTATCATGAAACAATCAGAAAAGTGGTTGTTGCATTCGGTACAATGTTTAATAATATATCGTTGGTCCGTAAAGACAGCGATGGTAAAGTAGTTCAGTCAATGAAAGTTCCTTTGGCTTATGGGCCGAAGCAGAAATTTTTGGTTCGTCTTGCTGAAGACCCAGACTTGACAAAACAGGTTGCGGTTACATTGCCACGAATTGGTTTTGAAATCAATGGTCTTTCATATGACCCATCAAGAAAACTAAATCGTATTCAACAATTTAAAAAGACAAAATCTGGTACTCAAGGCAAATCTCTTGAAACACAATTTATGCCAGTACCATATAATGTTGGATTTGAATTGTATGTACTCGCAAAAAATTCTGACGATGCATTACAGATTGTTGAACAAATTTTACCATACTTCCAACCAGACTATACTTTGACAATTAATGACATGGCTGATATGGGAATTAAACGAGATGTTCCTATCGTCTTGAATAGTATTTCCTATGAAGATGATTATGAAGGAGACTTTACAGCAAGACGATCCTTAATTTATACATTGAGTTTCACTGCAAAATTCTATCTGTATGGTCCTGTTACTTCACAGTCCATTATTAAAACTGTACAGGTTGATCAGTTTACAGACCTCAAAGACAATGCTCCTAAGAGAGAGCAAAGACTTGTTGTTACACCTAATCCTACTTCAGCTGATGCTGATGATGATTTTGGATTTAATGAAACATCTTCATTCTTCCAAGGAGTGGACGAGTAGTGTGTTTGATGAACGTAAAGCCATCAATCTAGAAACATCTATTAGATGCAACCTAGAATGCCCTAAATGTGAAAGAAAATATTTACTGACAAATAATTTACCATTTTTAGGTGGTGATATGTCGGTATCTGACTTTGAAAAGGTTGTGGAATATTATGATAGCATACATCTTATAGGAAACATTTCTGATCCTATTTTTGCTACAAATTTAATAGACTTTCTCAAACTAACTTATGAAAAAAATAAAAGAACTGTATTGCACACTGCTGCATCACATAAATCTTCAACTAGGTACACAGAAGCATTTAAGGCTAACGTAAATGCAAAGTGGATTTTTGGAATTGATGGACTTCCCAAGGACAGTCATAAGTATAGGATAAACCAAGACGGTGAACATTTGTTTGATATGATGAAACTTGCATTAAACTATGGATTAACTCCTGTGTGGAAATATATCGTTTTTAAATACAATCAAAATAATATTGACGAGGCAAAATCTTTGGCAGAACATAATGGAATAAAATTTAAATTAGTAAAGTCAAGTAGATATGATGAGTCTTATAGATATGGTGAGTGGAAAGATGAGATGTGGGACAGACTTTTATTTAAACCAGATGATGAGTATGTGGGAAACAGTATCATCAACGATAATAAACAATGACACTAAATCCCCGTTGTCTTAGAAAAAATGGCCAGGATGTGTTTTTTTGTGCGACAGGTCATCTGCTACCATGCTGTGGTTTACAAAGAACTCGTTCTGAAGAAGAAGAAAAAGAGATATCTAGATTCTATAAGGACAGTATGAAAGTTAGTAATGTAGAAAGGATTGAGGATATTGTCGAAGGGGAAGAATGGCAAACTTGGTTTGATACACTAATAAATAGACCAGAACAAGCTCCTAGTATATGCAAGAGGTATTGTGACGATGAGTGATGAAATTGATAAAGCTTTAGGTGTGGTAGAAAGTCTTCCTAAAAAAATTATTAAACAAGAAATAACACCTTTATCTCAAGAAGATTGGGGTGATGCGAATGAACATGTGGAGAGAGATTATGAGTACCAGCGACAACAATTTTACAATTTGGTCGAAAGAGGAACGGATGCAGTGGAAGGAATACTGGAACTCGCCAAAGAATCGGACCATCCACGAGCATATGAAGTCGCCGGAAACCTTATCAAACAGGTGGCTGAGGTCACTGAGAAATTGGGTGACTTGCAAGAGAAAATGAGGAAGCTAAAAGAGGTTCCTAACAACGCACCAAAGAATGTGACAAACGCATTGTTTGTTGGAAGTACTGCTGAATTACAGAAGATGCTGAAGGAAAAATAATTTGTTTTATAATGATTGGTTGATATATGACTTACCTACCAAGGATATGTGGGTAAGTCATTATCCGTATGAAGATTATAGCCCAACAACTTACCAAGATGCATTAGTCAGACAATGTAGAGCTATTGCTGAAGATGTTAAACCAGCAATATTTGTTTCTGGCGGTGTTGATTCTCACGCAGCTGCATTAGGATTTAAATGGGCAGATGTTGGTGCAGACTTTGTTCATGTAAGAAATTCTTTTAACGGACATATATGTGAAGTAGAATGGGAATGGACAAAAGCTTTTGCAAAACGTTATGATATTGATCTAAAAGTTATAGATATGGAATATGATAAAGATAGTCTTAGAGATTTTATGATTGAATCTGAGTATTTTGAAGATGGTAAAGGTTCTGGATCAGTATTTACATCAGCTGGTAATCTAAAATATATGGAAAAATATGATGGATATCCTATAGGAACTGATGGTCACTTTAGATTTGAAAATGAAGGTAGGATTCATAGGGGAGTATTTAAAAAGCCGGGTATGGTTCTTGGGACACAACATCATGTAGCTGCACATACAGGATACGAATATGATAATTGGGGAGCTCCAGTTATCCTAATGCCCTACTATGCTCCATACTTATTTCAATATTTTGAAATGAAACATAGAACATCCCCAGAACTTAGAATATTAAACCAAATGGAAAGTAAAGTTTTAATATACTCTGAATTAGGATTATCACTAAGACCTAAACTTTCTAATTGGGAATTTTTAGATTTAGAAAACGATTATCGTTCTTTATCAATAATAGACTTTGCTGATGACCACAGCAAAAATGCAAGATTTGAAAGAGGTCCAAGTGTTATCGTGAAAGCGTTAGGATTTGAAGGAGATGAAGCTAAAGAATTAATTGAAACAAAAAGAAGACATCAGAATACCGGCCAGGATAAATCTCGCCGGATTGTATTATATGAATTTGAGGAGTAAGTTATGGAATATAAAAATATTAGTGTTAAGCAAACACATGGTGCTGGTGGTGGTTTAGTGAGTGAAGTTGATTGCTCAAAAAAATTATCAGAAGATGTAATATTAGAATTGAGACAGGCCTGGTTAAAATATGGAGTTCTTTTTTTCAAAGACCAAAAATTATCAGATGAACAGTTCATGCAATTTGGTGAACAATTTGGTGAATTGTTTGTAAATGAAAATTTCACAGATGAAGAAAAAGATGGTGAGACTAGGCCTAAATTTAGACAAGTAAAAAAAGTTCTGAAGGAAGTTGATAATTTTAGAGTTGTGGGAGAGGATTTTCATGCAGATACTTGCCATGTTGCTAATCCACCAATGGCAAGTATTTTGTATGGTATAGAGGTTCCACCTTTTGGTGCTGAAACTTGGTTCTCAAATCTTAATTTAGCCTATGAATCATTGTCTCCTGGCATGAAAGATATGATTAAAGATGTTAAATGTGTAATGACAGATGACAAAGTAGCAGGGCCAGATTCTAATCGACATTATGGTAGAGGTTCTAAAATTATAGGAAATCCAGTTGCAGAACCAGATTCATCTGGTAATAAACCGCCAGAAAATCGTGATATTGATATGGGTGGTTCTTATCAATCACCTGTTTGGAAATTGACAGGATATGAACATCCTTTGGTAAAAATACATCCAGAGACAGGAAATAAATCTTTGTTCATTAATTTTTCTTATACTCGTAGTTTTGCCAATATGACAGTAGAAGAAAGTATGCCTCTTATGAATTATCTATACAGGTGGTGTGAAAGACCAGAATTTCAATTTAGGTTTAGAATGGAAGTTGGTTCAATTGCAATGTGGGATAATCGTGCAGTTAATCATATGGCAGTTAATGACTACCAAGGATATAGAAGAGAGTGTCGAAGAATACAATTAAAGGATATACTAGACCCTAATCGGAATCTTAGTCAAAATTGGGAACCTAGTTCAACACCGAAAAATACTACACTGCCGTGGCTTAATGAATATACCCCACATGTTTAATCACGAGGTTAAACCAGTGACAAAGGGCCAAAGATGGAGCATAATATCGTGGTATTTGTAAAAATAAATATAGATGAACCTAAATAAGATAAGGAGGAAACAATTATGGCGTGGAAAAAAGTTACTGTTCGCACTCGACCTGATGTTGATACTGGTTTTGAACACATGAGCGCTGAGGTGTTAGATCACATATCAACAAATTATGATGATACTGGAAAAAGAATATCATTTTCTATTGTAACAAGTGAGGATACTTTAGTATTGACATATACTTCTGTATTCAAAGATGAAGCATCTAAAAACGAAGTTGCAAATGATTCAACTATCTCAACAGAAGCAGCAAGACGTGACAGCGTAAATGCAGCTAATGGTATTACAAAAGAAGTAACAGTAGATGAAGAAGTTTAATACTAAATGGAACAGAATTATCTAGGAAATCCAAACCTCAAGAAAGCCAATATCCAACAAGAGTGGACAAAAGAGGAACTTCAAGAATACAAGAGGTGTATGGATGATCCACAATATTTTGTAGAAAACTACATTATGATTGTATCTCTTGATGAGGGTTTAGTGCCGTTCAATCTCTATGACTTTCAAAAGGAGATGATAGGGACGTTTCATAACAATCGTTTCACGATATGCAAGTTGCCTAGACAGTCTGGTAAATCAACTACGATTATTGCATATCTACTTCATTATGTTTTATTTAATCCAAGTGTGAATGTGGCAATCCTTGCAAACAAGGCTGCTACTGCAAGGGATTTGTTAGGTAGGCTTCAACTCGCATATGAGCATTTGCCGAAGTGGTTACAACAAGGCGTTATGTCTTGGAACAAGGGCAGTCTGGAGTTGGAAAATGGTAGTAAAATACTGGCATCTTCTACTTCTGCAAGCGCTGTTCGTGGTGGTTCTTACAACATTATCTTTCTGGATGAGTTTGCCTACGTCCCAGCAAACGTTGCAGAACAGTTCTTTAGTTCAGTTTATCCAACAATCAGCTCTGGTAAAACAACTAAGGTGATGATCGTTTCAACTCCACACGGTATGAATATGTTCTATAAGTTGTGGACAGATGCAGAGGAGGGAAGAAACGAATACATTCCAATTGAAGTGCATTGGAGTGAGGTTCCTGGCCGTGATGAAGCATGGAAACAACAAACAATTAAAAATACATCTGAAGCTCAGTTCAACACAGAATTTGAGTGTGAGTTTCTAGGTTCTATTGATACTCTAATTACGCCAAGCAAGTTAAGACAGTTGGCATATAGGGCTCCAGTAAAGTCTAATGCTGGGTTGGATGTTCATCAAAATCCCGAAGATGGACACACATATTTTCTAACTGCTGACGTTGCTAGAGGCACACAAAATGATTATTCAGCATTTGTGGTGGTTGATGTAACTGAAATCCCATACAAGATTGTCGCAAAATTTAGAGACAATGAGATTAAACCTCTTCTATTTCCTGCCAAAATATACGATGTTGCAAGAGCATATAACCAAGCATTTGTTATGGTAGAGGTCAATGACATTGGAGAACAGGTTGCTAATGCTTTACAGTTTGATCTTGAGTATGACAACCTTATTATGGCTTCTATGCGTGGACGGGCGGGACAAGTCCTTGGGGGTGGGTTCTCTGGTGGGCGAGCGCAGTTGGGGGTAAGAACCACTAAAGCTGTCAAACGTATCGGTTGCTCTAATCTAAAACAGATGGTTGAAGATAATAAACTAATCGTAGAAGATTTGGAGATTATCACAGAACTATCCACATTTATTGTCAAAGGACAATCGTTTGAGGCTGACGAGGGATGTAACGATGACTTGATAGCATGTCTGTTTATGTTTGCATGGGCCACAGACCAACAATATTTTAAAGAACTATCAGATCAAGATATTCGTGCAACTATGATGAGAGAACAACAGGACATGTTAGATCAGGACATGGCACCATTTGGATTTATCCTTGATGGCCTTGAGGAAGAAAATATTGGTAACATGGTGGATGATTATGGAACAAAATGGAATCCTGTAGTACGAGACAACAGTACAGATTGGTAAATCCCTATATAAATTCTATAAGATCATGGTTTAGTTTGATGAAACAATTTGAACAAACGATAGAAGATTCTTGGATTAGCTCCAATGCTTCTTTGCGGCTTTCGTCATTCATACCTTTGCGTTGAGTCAATTTTCTAATTTTATTGTGGTGGGGGTGAAATTTCAGACACACTGTCTCACTTTCTCCACAATGAGAACATGACTTTTCAGCAAGGTATTCGTTTAACCACACAAGACGTTGACGGTAATTTCTTTTGGATACGTTTTTGATCGTTTCTTTATATTTTTCATAATGCTCATTCATGTGTTTATTTATAAGAATCCTAACATATAAAAAGAGTGTTTTAGGAATCTCTTTTTTATAAATAATTGCAATGAAAAGAATAAACTCTAACGTAGAGTTAGGTTCTCTACAGAAAAAGGAGTAAGGAAAATGGGTTTTTTAGTGTCGCCAGGCGTACATGTAAGAGAAATCGACTTAACAAATATTGTTCCTGCTCTTCAAACTAACATAGGTGCTGTTGCGGGTCCGTTTGAAAAGGGCCCAGTTGCTTCAGTTACAAATATTAGTTCGGAAGCAGAACTGGTTTCTATCTTTGGTAAACCAAATTCAAATAACTTTGAATATTTTTACACTGCTGCAAACTTTTTGCAGTATTCCAATGCACTCAAGGTAGTGCGTTGTGAGTCTGCTGTTTTGAACGCTGCTTCAAACCTTGGACTTTTAATTAGAGATGCAGATCACTATACTAACTCATTTAGAGATGGTCAGGGTAGTGTTGGTCCTTGGGCCGCACGAACAGCCGGTGAACACGGTAATAGTGTTGCCGTTTCAATTTGTGCAACAGCTACTGCATTCTCTCAAAATATCACAGGTGCAAACCAAGTTGCTGCGGCGGCTTCAAGTGGCGCTACTTCAATCACGGTTGACGATGTTGATCTTGCAGATAATGCGATTAACGTTGGAGATATCCTATCATTCTTCACCGATAGTGGTTTCGGAACACCAGCTACAGGACATGCTGGTAAAGAATATGAAGTAACTGCTCGTGACACTTCTGCAAATACTATCACGATTCGTGAGTTAGATAATGTAAGTGGGTCAGGACTTGCTGCTTCGCTTGCAGACAATTCCTTCATTCGCAGACGTTGGAAGTTCTACGATCTCTTTGATTCTGCGCCAGGAACGTCTGATTGGACAACCCAAGAAAGTCGGGGAACAGCTGATGAAATGCACGTTGTTGTATATGATACAACAGGTAAGATTTCTGGTTTCGCAGAACCCGTTGCTGGTCAACGGACACTTGCAGTTTTGGAAACATATTCAGCAATGTCCAAGAACCCAAATGCAAAAAATGCACAGGGTGGAACAAATTACTATGCTGAAATAATTTATATTCAGTCAGCTTTCATTTACTGGATGGATCATCTTGGAGCCGGTACTAACTGGGGAACAGACCTTGATGCATCAAATGCTGTTATCTTGAACGGAACCGATTCAACTGGATCA